GAGAAAGATTCTGGGAAAAACTTACTCCTGAGCAAAGGGGTGAGTTTAGCGGACTAGGGTATAATAGAGGATCAGGTCTCCCAGCGCTAGAAGGAGCACTACCTCAAGTAACAAAAAATATTAGAAATGAGGCTAATAAAGAAACGATAGGTTTACTTGGACAGCTTACTGGAATCGAAAACCGCTCACTCAAAGCGCAGTTAGCAGCACAAGAGCGTATAGCGGGCAAGAACAGCGCCCTTCAATTGCAGCTTGCTCAATTATCATCTAATGATACTATTGACTTAATTAAGGCGAACAATGAACTTGCTTTAAAGCAAGCAGAGCGTCAAGATGCAACAGATTTACGTAACTGGGAGAATCAGGTTGCCTATATGCGTGAAGACCGTGATTGGAAACAAGACCAGCAAAAGCAGGCAGCGATGCTGCAACTAATTCTAGGTGGATTGGGTAGTATTGAAAAAGCTCTTGTATAGAGGATATCATGGGAATAATTACAGCAATAACTAAAACTCTACTTAAGAGAGAGCCTAAGCAAGGAAGTGAATTAGAAGATAATGACAAGATTGATGTAGCAGCTGGTGATACTTATGAGATTGTTTGGGAAGGAAAAGACGGTGCTGGACATAAAAAGGTTTCTTTAGCAAATGATGAAGGCAATTGGTTTATTTTTACAAAGCATTGGGAAGGTGTAGAAGTTACAGAAGAACCATTTATAGGCATTGTCCCTAAGAAATTAGATACTCCTTATTTCTCACAACGTGATAATTATCGTGATTCAAGTCGTACTTGTTTTTCATCTTCTTGTGCAATGTTAGTTGAAACATTGAAGCCTGGTACATTGCCTGGCAATCGAGGTGACGACAAGTATGTTAATACTGTATTCAGTATTGGTGATACGACTGATGCATATGTACAGTTAAAAGCATTATCGAAGTATGGAATAGATGCAAGCTTTACACAGACTGCATCATTAGATACTTTAAAAGAGCAGATTGATAAGGGAATTTGTGTACCAATTGGGATTCTGCATCATGGCCCAGCATCTGCACCATCTGGTGGAGGACATTGGATTTGCGTCTACGGTTACTACGGAGAGGGCTTTTGGGTAATGGATCCATGGGGTGAGTTAGATCACGCTACAGGCCACTACATCTCAAGTGACGGTGAAAATCAACGCTATTCCAACAATCTATTAAATACACGTTGGACGGTTACAACTGATAGTGACGGCTGGGCAATTATTGTTTAATATTACCTAACATCAGTGTCAAGCTGCTGACCATGAGCAAGCCAGTATTCTATTTCTGGATTATCTAGGGATCTATATTTATTCTGCCACCCATATCCACTTGAGTAGTCACGGGATAAAAACTCAGAATTAGCAATATTAAGTTCAGTACCTGAAGGAGTGCGGTAATCATTGCCGTCATGATCTGTGGTAGCACCTGCTGTAGGAGCAGCCCTAGGCCCAAAACCGGAAGATCTTGAGAAAGAACTAAAGGGAGTACCTGAGCTTGTACTTAATACTGACGTATAAGATGTTGGATCAACAAATTGTTTATTACGATTGTTCCATACAGAAAAATGTAGATGTGGACCAGTACTAATACCAGTATCTCCTGTTAAAAAGGAAACATTTGCACTAACGGGTTGACTAGGATTCCATGAGTAGTTGTTATAAGTTTGCCAAGCTGTATCGATATCCATAGCTGTTTGATCAAAATAATGTGATTTATTTTGTAATGTAGGTAAGCCAGCCCATTCAGGGGATAACAAATTCATCGCTTCCGCGAATTCGTTTTTAGTTTTATATATTTTATCAGGATCTACTCCGCGATCTTTAACAAGGCTTCGAGCACCAAGTTCCTGATTCTCACCGCTAAAGTCGTTAAAGTTATACTTTTCCTTTAATCTATTCCATGTTTTAGGCATAAATTGATAAGCACCAGCAGCTGCTGAAGAATGTCTCTTACCATGAATTACAGTATCTGGATGCTGATTAAGATTCTCCATTGTTCCACCACCAAACATTACCTTATATGGATTATCAGCTTTACCTGTACCTTCTGCCATTCTAATTACATGACTGAATCTCCCCCACCCCTCACCAAATCCCATACCTGGCCCTGATTGTAGATTAGCTGCGCCCTCTGTCTGGTCTTCTAGTAGAGAGAGATAATCCCTCTTCTTTGGAACAGCAGCTGTCAAAGGAATATTCTTTTCAGGCTTAGGTGGAAGATACATTGGACGATCTGCTTGATCCTTCATATATTTAGACATTAAATACCCTCCCCCAAGAACTGGAAGTATTCCAGCAAATACATTTGAAGTATTTTTCTTAGTGTTGGCATTTAACTGAGTTTTAAAGGCTTCAAGGCTATTCTTAGAAGAAACTTTTGCTTCATTTACTTTGGCTTGATTAAGGATATGTTGTACCTCCTTTGAATTCTGCGCTTGAATATTATTTGCTGCCCAAACATCAATATCATATTTATTTTCCATGGCAGTATCAAATATACTTGATACCTGTTGTCCAGTTGCTATGCCAGCATTAATAACATTGGCACCAGTGTTTTTGTCTAATGCTGCAAATCTAATCATCAGAATTAATTCATGTCATATCTTATTTTACAAGCCTTAGATATTTATTAGAATAAAGATAATATTGGATATACAGATGAAAATAGACACATCAAAGAGGCCATCAATAGATGAGTATGTAAAGAACATGCCAGGTACGACTGGATTTCAGGATAAATATACAACACAAGGGGATGATGCGGTTGAAGAGTGGAAAGCGGCAAATGCGGCACCGGGTTCAAATGATAAACCGGGTGAGACAGATCCTACTCAGGCAAGTACAGTAAATCCAAATGATAAACCGGGTGAGACAGATCCTACTCAGGCAAGTACAGTAAATCCAAATGATAAAGGAAGTCCGAGTGACCAAGAAGTTAAGACTTTATCAGAAGGTACGATGGGTGCTGGAGCGGTTATGGATAAATTCTATAACTGGGAAACTGCAGACGATGACTATGCAGCTAATACATTAAAAGCTACTTACATGGCAGATATGGCAACTTCTGCTTTTGGAGCACAGCAAGCGCAAGCTATGGCTTGGACTAATGCTGAGATTCAAGATGATCAAATGCAGCAAACAGCGGCATTAGAGAGATACAATACTGGCATTAATATGGCACAAGAATTTGGGTATGGGATGGCTAATATGGGCGCTCAAGCTGATATTCAAGATCAGTTTGCAACAAATCAAGCGGTTAGAGATTTAAACACAATGGGATATGCTGGAGATATCCAAAGATCACAGACACAGACAGAAGGAGAAGAACAAAGAGAGACTACAAGGACACAAGGAGAGCAGCATAGACAGACTATAGATACTCAATCAGCTGCTGATGTAACTTCAATAGCTGCTAAAGGTCTTATGGATATAGAATCTATTAAGGAGTCAGGTACCCAGGATATTGAACGCATGGAAACTCAGGGTATAGAGGATAGAGCAACATTAGCAGATCAGATTGCTGGAAATGTTCAGCAGATTGGTGCGGAGTATCTAGGTAAGTCCGTAATAGTAGATGCACAGGGTGAAGTTGATAAAGCGAATATCGAAGCTCAAGGCGGTGTAGATAAAGCCAATATCACTGAAAAAGGGAAGGCTGATGAAGGTGTGGTAGGTGCTCAAGGTAGGGCGGATAAAGCTAATATTCAAGAAACAGGCGCACAAAATAGAGAATCCATTACAAGTCAAGGGGAGGTTGATAGTCAATTGATTTCTGATAATGCAGATGCAGATGAAAGAAGGATATCAGCACAAGGAGGAGTAGATGTTAACAAGATTCAAGAGCAAGGATTAGTAGATAAAACTAATATTGAGACACAAGGTACAGCTGATAAGGCTAATATTACAGAAAAAGGTAAAACAGAGTTAGCTAATATTGTTGGTCAAGGTGGCGTAGATAAAACTAATATTGAGACACAAGGTACACAAGATGTTAACAAGATTAAAGAGCAAGGATTAGTAGATAAAACTAATATTGAGACACAAGGTACAGCGACAGAGGGTGTTGATTCTAATAGAATTACAACTGAAGGTTCAGAGACACGTAAGAACATGGATACGGAAGATAAGATTACTTCTAGAAGGTCTGCAAGGCAAGCAGGTCGTGCGCGTCAACTCGCTAGGAGTTTCTGATGACAGTCAGTAGTGGAACGAAAGGAAAAGTTTATTTAAACAGTGTTGATAAATGGTTAGATACATTACCAGCAGCTGATTCAGAACATTTCTGTGAATTTGCAGATCACTGTCCGTCAGTCATTGAGATATGGGTATATTCTGGAGTTTTAGAGTTTCCAGGAAGCTTCAATGATCTAGTACGTTGGGTAAAAATGAAATATAAGAAGTTAAATAGGCGTGAAATACTTAATAGTGAGATTGCTGCATTACATTCTGATATCCAAGACTTAAGAATGGCAATTAATAGCGGAGAAATAAAAGGGAGTGATGGAGCCGCACGGTTAGCGGCTTTAGAAAAGGAACTAAGGTCTCATATTGAGACAAGTGAAAGGATAAATAGATCAACAGACAAAAGAGGATTAATATTAGCCGGTGCTGATCGTGTTATGCGTGAATTAACTAATATATTCAAGGATGATCCCCAATTTGCAGAGCCTATTGACAATGCAGTTAATGCTGTATGGGCAAAAGTCTATAGTGAATTAAATGGAGCTTAGTGATGAATCCAATTAGCCCAGAATTACCCCTATTAGCGCCTACAAGTATAGATGACTTGAGAATGCAGGGTCACTCTACATTACGTATGCCTCAAAAGGCTGATACAGGCATTGAGAACTTATTATTGTCAGATGCACGTGCAAGAGAAGCTGCAATGAAAGCTGAAGCGATGAAAGTAGCTTTTGCGGAGTCAAGAATGAATAAAAAGAGAGGGAGGGCTATAGCAAAGGCTAAGGATCGCTTAGCACAAAGAATAGCCGAAGGGCGATGAATACATGGTTAGACTAAGATTAAAATAGATTGTTAATATGGCAGTTCCAAGTATTTCTTTAGCTTATCGACGCAGTGCTTTAATGACTGCTACGAAAGTAACGAATAAACCTCCCTCAAAAGATGTATTAGAAGCAAGAGAGAATTTTCAGGCATTTTGTACGATACTCGGGAAGCCTCCAGCAAAGCATATGCTGGAATGGCATACTGAACTTTGTACAGGAGAAGATAGTGAATGTCTATTAGGTATAGGAGGTCCGAATACTTCAATCCTTGCACCGCGAGGCTCTGCGAAAAGTACTGTCCTTGGTATGTATGCAGCTTGGATGATTGGCCGACATGCTGCTGCCAAGCAAATGCTACGGATACTGTACATTGCTTACATGGTAGACATAAGTCGTGCAAAATCAGCAACAATTAAAGGTATTTTGATAAGTCCTAAATATCGTGAAATCTTTCCGATGGTACGCTTATCAAAGATAAAGAGATCAGATGAATATTGGAGTATTGACTATGAATTTGCAGGAGTTGATACAGCAGGTGAAGAAGCATTTACCGTTGCGTGTGGTGGTCTCAAAGGTGCAATCACCTCTAAACGATCACAGCTGGTGCTTATTGATGACCCTATCAAATCTGCCTCTTCGATCAACAACCCAGACATTCGTCGTGAGATGGAACAGACTTGGTCTAACGTTATCGCACCAACGATGTTCCAAGGTGCACGGGCTATCTGTTTGGGAACCCGCTTCCACTTTGACGACATCCATACTACGTTATTTATTCCGAAAAATAACTGGAAGCAGATTATTCAAAAGGCAGTCATAACTGACACAGACGGTAGGCAACGTTCTTATTGGCCTGAATTTTGGTCAATGAAGTATCTCAATGAACGTAAATTAGAAGATCGTGTTGCTTTTGCATATCAGTATTTAAATACAGCAGTACAATCAACTGAAGTAGGAATATCACCAGAGTTAATTATAAGAGGCGAGGTACCTGATGAGTATGACTGTTTAGGTGTAGGTATAGATTTAAGTGCAGGATTAAACGAGAAGAATGACTGGACAGTATTCACATTAGGAGGGATTAAAGATGGTAAAGTTTATTTGATTGATCAAAGACGTATTCGATCCATGGGTAATATTGAAAAGATGGATATTTTATGTGAAATGTTATCTGACTGGAATATATTAATAGAAAATGATGAGAGCCAATACTTCCCTACTATGTCTCCTTGTATCGTATGGCCAGAAGCGGTGGCATATCAAACATCTTTTGAAGGAGACTTTAAGAGAATAATATTCAATGATCGAGCATTACATAATTTATCATGCTCTCCAGTAAAAGGCTTTAAGGGAGATAAGTTAGCAAGATTACGTGGGGTATTAGGTCTATTTGAACATAAGAAGATTATATGGAATAAATGGAGAAAATGGAATATTTTAGAAGATGAGTTATTGAATTTTGGCCATGCTTCCCATGATGATGCTGTTGATTCAATGGTATTAACTATAGGAGGATTATTAAGACGTGGATCATTACAGCTTGATTACAACGAAGATCCCGCTAATATTTAGTTACTTATTGAAATTGTTTAAAATATAATTAATAGTATAAATTAAGCAACATGCCTAACTCTTCAAAGAAAGCTGGAAGTATTAATTTAAGTGGTCTCTTGTCACCTATAAATAAAAATCCTTCTGCTACATCAATTGTGGGTCCTGTTCAGCAAGGATCAACGGGCAGCGGCAGTGGAGGTAAAGGTAATGCTTCGATAAGTCCTATAAATCGCAAGAATCAACCCGGCGCCACGCCTCCCACTAATAGTCGCAGAAATAATCGTGGTGGAAAGATTGATAAGAAGTATGATTTTGGCAAACGCTTTGGCAGGGGCGATATTGACGATTTAAAAGCTCAAGGTTATTCAAGAAAGGATATTAAAAACTTTGCGCGAAAGCATGTCGATAGAGATCAGATGATGGGTACGGCTCAGAAGAGATTAGGCGTCCATGGAGGCGGAAGAGGCGCTGCTCCTGATAGCGCTGCTGATTACGATCCAAGTCAAATTG